ATATAAAAATTAATATTATTTATATAAAAATAAATATTATTTATATATAAATATGACGACTCCATACGGAATATCAACATCAATAGGTTCTCAAACATTTCAAGGATATGTTAATGCTCCAATTTTAGGTCCTTTAAATTCAAAACAATATCCAAACGCAATGCCGTATCATAGCTTTGGTATATTAACTGGTCAGAGACCAACACCACCTCAATTTTATCCAGGTCAAGAACCAGTATATGCAGAAATGTCGGTAAATGCAAGATCTCAATATCTTAGAGCTACTGATATAAGTGCTAAGGAAAAGGCGAGACAAGATGCTTTAGGAAAGTTATCAACTCCTACAACAAAGGTATCTTATTCATCTCAACGTCAATTTCCAGTATCATCACACGTAAACTATGTAGCTCCAATTCCAGGTTCTATGTATACAAATATAAGAAAAAGTGTAGCTGTAGGTAAATCAGCATATAAAGTTGGGTTACCTTTATCTGAACCAATAGGCACAAAAAGTTATGATAATAGTTTTAGAAGAACAGCATTACAAAGAGCACGTTCTAGTGGTTGTACTGCTCCAAAAAAAAAAAGCTCAATTTATAACTATAGTTTAACACAACCAGGAATTTGTGCTTGGGGTTCTATTCCAAGACAAAATTACTAAAAAGTAAAGTATTTTTTCTGAGTATATTCTATGATGAACAAGTATTTTGTTGAATTTTTAGGAACTTTATTCCTTGTTTTTGTAATTTTTGCAACAGGAAACTATTTAGCAATTGGTGCTGCTTTGGCGCTTGGTGTTATGTTGGGTGGAGCTATTAGTGGTGGTGCGTTTAATCCAGCTGTTGCAATTGCTTTAATGTATGCTGGTAGAATACCTCGTTCTGATTTGATTCCATATATTGTAGCGCAAATTGCTGGTGCTTTAGCTGGTTTTGAATTATTCAAAATAATCGTTAATCGTAGTGTGCTTAAAAATTAATGGCTTAATAAAATTTTTTAAAGTTATATAATATAATTTCTTATATAATATTATATGACAAAGCATAGAAGAACAAGAAGAAAAAGTCAAAAAGGTGGAGAATATCAAGTTCCCAATTCCCAAAGTCAAGGTTGGTTTTCAGGAATAACATCAGGAATAAAAGGGTTTTTTTCTAGTGGAGTTGAAAAGGTAAAAGAGGGTTTAGTAAGTACTAATCAATTTATTGGGGATACTGCTCAATCAACTGCGAATGCTGTAAGTGATGTTGCTTCAAATGTAGTAGATACAGTTTCAGCCCCATTTAGTTCAAGTAGTGACACTACAAATCCAAATCAAACTGAAATGTATGGAAATCCGAGTCAAAGTGGAATGACTTTAAATTCTTATAGACAACAAGCAGGAAGACGTAAAAAGCGTTGTAAAAGTATGAAGGGCGGTAAAGGTGGTTCAAATTTAGCTTATTACGCAGCCCCAGTGTCAGGTTTAAAAGTAGCCGAACCAACTACTTGGCAATATTATGCAAATGGTGTTAATCAATATTCAGTAAAAGGTGGAGCAAGAAAAAGACGCCGAACTCGTCGTCACAAAAAATACTAACGTATAAAAAATTATATAAGCATAAACAACGCAAATTTATTCACGGAGATTAACGAGATGGTAGCATACCATTTTTCTCCATTATACCGTATAATATATACACACCTAAGAAACCGAGTGACGCAAAATATACTTGCGAAATAGGATCTTTTGGAATTTTATAACATGTATAACATTGTGTATTTAAACCTGTATCCTTTAAATTTGTAAATGTCTCACGACATTGTGTCCCTGTTATTGGGTTCTTTTTATCAGGAAAAATACATGGATCCATATTTTGAATATCAATTAGAGTTACAAAATGACTCTCTGTTGATCTATTATTATATATATCTATTGTTTCCATTTTTAACTCTTGACATTCCGGTTTTGAACCAGACAAAAACGCTTGAAACATTTCCATTGGATTAAAAGCATTTAAATTACTTATCGTTCCCGGAATTAATCCTTTAAATTCACTAAAATTTACGCCTACACCTGATGATATAAATGGAATATTTCCTTGAGGAACATTATTTATATAGATATATCTATCGACATCCTGTCCTGTTGCTTTATCAGTACATTTACCGCCAGTTTTTAAAAAGAACTTATTACCTAAAGGTTTACCTGTTGCTGATGCTTTACCACCACCAGATACTAACAATTCCACATAATTTATTAATCCATCTATATCTTTTCCTAATTGTGATAAACTTCCTGCACCTGACATACCTATTTCTGATGGAGTTCTAATATACTTATAATATGGATAATCTGGACCAATGTATTTCTCCTCTGCAGCCTTTGCATTTGCTAATACTTCTGTAAATAAGTTAGACATTTATCTAATATATATCTATAATTTATTTTTTAATTTACACCCTTGAAGATTTAAAATGGCACGCTTAATATAATTTTTATCTATTTATTATATGAAACATTAAAAGCCCTGATTATAAATTGTCTGCCGTTAATTATTACTTAAATCATGAAGTCGGTTATACCAATACTTGTAAAATTTTTAATTGTAAAAAATCCTCCAGAAATCAATAATCCAATGGTTCCCATTCATCTTCTACAGTATGATATTTACTCATATATACAAATATAAATTCAAATCTATTATCATCTATCTTTTTCCACATTGGTTCATAATTTAACTGTGAAAAATACATTTGTTTATTATTATCAAAATTATTTGTATTCAAATTACCTTGATGGTTTACTTCCACCTTTATTATTTCTTTATCTCTTCGTAATATTTTAACTGGATACACATTTTCAATCAGAATGCCAACTCTATTTTTTATAACATTATTTAAGAGATGTATTAATTCATAATATATAACATTTCCTTCTTTTAGCTCATGATTTTGGCAAGGTTTTTTCATTTATATTCTGTGATCATTTGTTAATGTAGCCCAACTACCTATACAATTACATGTCTTTGATTTAACACCAAAAATTCCCATCTTGTTAGTTATAAATAAATCTTTAAGTTGTTTTTTCTCCATCCTCTTGGTCAATAGATGTTTCAACATCTTCTGCTGTTAATTCATCTGTTCCTGTTACTTCTGGAGGTGTGGAACCAGCAATTTCCTGAGCATAATCAGCTTGTTGTTGCACTAAACCATCTATTTGAGTTTGCATTATATCTATTGATTGTTGCATATAATCAACCTTTTTCTTTACACCGTCTAAATTATCTATTTTTCCTTTTAGTACTTCTATATTTCCGGCATTTTGTTGAGCTAATATTAAAGAATTATTAGGGTCATTTAAATTATATGGTTTGTATTCTTGTGTTGAACTAGTTAAATCTCCATTTTCTAATCCTTCTATTAATTTATTACCAAAGCTGCTATTAGCTAAATAAACCTGATACCCCAATAAAAAAACAAATACAACAATTAAAATATATATCAATAACATTAGTATATATATATATACTACATTTATTTTCTTTTTATATTTATATAATGTCTACCGCTTTTTATCCAACAAATATGCGACAACAAGCTACCAGTGGATACAGTAATAGAAGCACATTAGAAAATATACCATATGTGCCTTGGAAAGGAACAGGTATTTTTAGTAATCCTGTTGGTGTTACAGCAACCCATATAAGACCATTAACTAACAAAGATCCAGGAAATGTGTTTCCAACAGGTTTTGGTTTACCTAAACCACTTAAGCAATATAGAAAGGGAACAGTAATTCCAATTAATTTTGAAAAACCATCAAATACTAACTCAATTGCTGATATTGAAAAATTATTAATTGCTTATAATGTTAATAGATCAGTTAAGTCTTCACTCGGTTCATCATTAGGTGGTGGTAATGGAGGAACAGGATTAATATCACAAATGATTGATATGCCTGGCTCTTATATTGTAAAAGATAACGGTGCAACAACTGCTTTACCCGAAGGAACAATTGGAATAGTTAACACAATAATTGAAGATAATAAAGGAGTTAATATTGATGCTAAGTGTAAAAATTGTAATGGCGTAGGAATTGTATCTGACTGGATGCCAATTAATAATTTAACTGAAAAACCCGAACCAAATGTAACAAATCCATTGTTATGTTGTAATCAACAAAGAAAAGCACTTCAAAGAGTATTACCAACTAACACCAATGTAAAAAAGAACTACTACCAAACAACTTACATGTATTTATATAATCGTTGTCAAACCTTTCAGCAGAGACAATTTAATTTTATTTCTGGTCCAATTGACAAAAAAATAGAACAATTATTCTTGGCATATCCATTTGTTACTGCTAAAATACTTGAATATTCTAAACCTGGTGATCCTTTATCAATTATTAATTTATATGTAGCGCAATGTAATCCAAATTTTACAATTGAAAAAGGTGTAGAAATTGGTTTTGTAAACTTATTATCAAAATCATTATTGGATGCTGGATTTATAACACAATTAGAATATGAAACATTAATAGGTCAATCTCCATTATCAGTTCAAACGTTTATATCTTCTTTACAAAATACACTAACACAAGAACAATACAAAATTGTTATAGATTATTTATATCAATTAGCAGCAAATCCATATAATGGTTCTTTTGTTAGTGGTCCATCAAATCCAAAGGGTTGTTCTCAAGTCTACTATAAACCAAATAATCCTCAATTTGCTAAACAAGGAGGCGTATCTAGTAGCACAAGAACATTAAAACTAACTGTTGACACTATTAATACTGTTGCTTATAAACAACGTAAATTAAAATCAGGAAATCCAGCAAATATAGCAACACTAATTCAATATGGTTATAATCCAAATACTCCATATATTTATAAAGATAAGGTTCCACCATGTCAAGCACAGACATATATTGGTAATCCATTTTTCTTCTCTGGACAACATCAAAATAAATTAATTTGTCATAATAAAACAAACGGTTCAGAATATCATACATATAATTCAGTAAATAGTTTTTCAGCAGGAAACATAATTGGTTCTACACAACAAAGAGGTGCTGGATTTGCTAATAAAGATAGTATTGGAAATACTACTTATTTTGATAATATAAGTTTAAGACCAGTAACCGCTTAAATATATACTATATTCTCTTCTTCTCCTACAGATGGGGGTTTCTTTGGAGACAAGAATATATTCACCTTATCTATAAATTTATTATGAGGTAATTGATTTTTTTCGCACCATTGAATACATTTTTGAATATGCGACCTCTTTAAAGCCTCTATCTTTTCCTCTCTATTCTTGTTCTTAAAAATAGTTATGATTTGATCATAAGCCTCCAATTGTTGCTGACCTATTACTAAATTTGATTCCTCTAATCTATTTATTAAATAGTATGGCAATTCATTATCTATCAGAGAATTTATACAATTATCATTCATTAATTCACTATTACCTAATTTAGATATCAACTGTTCTTCCATATTTTCTAATAATTTATTCTGATTATTTAGTGTTTCGTTAAAACCTTTACAAATCAAATATCTTTCACTTTTTATTACATTGCTTATTGATGGTTTTACCAAATATATTTTATCATATATACTTGTTATGATAAATATAACATCTATTACAGCTTTATATAATATATTATCTATTTTTATAACACACATACCTTGTTTCATCTGATATTTTACTATTATTAATAACACTAAAATTATATTATTTATATACTTTTTTGTATCACTATATTCATCAGGATGAAACTCACATATTATTAGATCTAACTTGTCCTTGTAATTATTTATTATAAATAATTCATATAAATTACCATAATCAAAATTTTCAGACAAAATACTATCTTCATTTTCTTCTCTTAACATGTTTAATAAATAGTTTGTTGATGTATAATTATTAGTTAAATGAGCTACATTAATTTTTTGTTTTAAAGATAAAACATCATTAATATTAAATACTTGAAATAACTCCATTAACTCAAAAAAAATAATAGAATCTGGTTTCACTTTACTCACAGATATTTTTGTTCCAGGAACATTTGAATGAATAAACTCAAACGGATTTACTATTTTATTTACATAATCTATTGTTATATCGTCATTTTCATTATTATTTTGTAACTTAAATAATTGATTATAAATATCATTCATATAAAAAATTAAACTATATGAAATATAGGGTTCTATTTTATTATTTGTTAATTGGACATTTAATCTTATGTTAAAATTATTTTTTGGTATTATATAATAATTCATTATTTATTATATAAACCCTTAGGGATTACTATTTATATCTTTTTTATAAATAATAAAAAACCCCACCTTATTTATCCTCAATAATATCGAATTCTACCGCTTTCTTTCTACGAGTTGTTTTTTTCTTTGGTGCTGGTGCTATCTCAATTATTTCTTCATTAGGGCTAGTAATTAATTCTACAATTACTTTTGGTTCTACTGTTTCTTTTATTTTTCTGGTTTTTGATGGTATAGCTACTGGTTTTGTTTCTTCCAATGCTTCAGTCGCCTCTTGTAATTTTAGTTTTTCTGATAACTTTTTTGCCTTTGGTTTTACTATTTCTTCTGCTTTCTTTACTGCTTCACGAGCTAACATAGTTCCAGCTAATTCTATTTCTTCTTCTCTTGGTAATTGTTCTAATAGTGATTTTGTTAGTTTCTCGGCATTTCTAGTTGATGTTTTCTTGTAAATAAAGAAACGATTTAAGAATGATATATCTTTCTCATAATCTCTCATTAATAACGCATCTTTATAGTCGCTTTCTTTTTCTGGGTGTCTTTTAACCTCATTTTCCATTATATTAAATAATTCTGAAAACATTCCACTGCCTTCAGGTAATTTCATTTGAATTGCTTCATCTCTTGTTACTAGACTAAAGCCATATTTATCCATTGTGCTAGTTAAGAAATCAAAATTCACTAAATATTCTGGAAGAGTTTGGTTAATTGAATCTTGATATACATCTATTTTATAAC